AGCGACGGCAGCTTTGCACAATCGCTGCTCGCCGGCGCGGCGCGATACGGCAGTCTTACGCCGAAGCAGGAAGCTTGCGCTCGCCGTCTGGTCGAGCGTCTCGCGAAGCCGGCGCCGGCAGCGCGCGCAGTCGGTAGTCTTTCGGGCATTATGAGGCTGTTCGAGCGCGCCGGCCAGCACGTCCAGTTTCCGGCGATCGAGCTGGGAGTTCCGGCGATCGACGGGAAGTTTTCGATCCGCGTGAACGTCGCCGGAGAACGCGCTCGCGAGCCGGGCAGCTTGACGGTCGTAACCGCCGAGAAAGACGCGGACGGCCGCCGCGCTTATCTCGGACGGGTGACGCGCGCCGGCGTCTGGGAGCCGTCGCAACGCGCTTGCGAGACCGGACATATCGGCGATCGGCTAGCGGCGTTCGCCGCCGATCCCGCGAAGATCGCCGCCGAGCATGGCCGACTGACCGGACGCTGCTGCTTCTGTCGTATCCGGCTGACTGACGGACGCTCGACCGAAGTCGGCTACGGCGAGAAATGCGCTGACAACTACGGTCTGCCGTGGGGCGTCGCCAAGCACAGCTTCGCGGGTGCCGCATGAGCCCGGTTGCGAGATTGCTGGCGTCGACGGTCGTTCCGCCGAGCGTCAGCGTGAAGCCGTACGGACGATCGCCGCTCGGCTACTGCGTCGGATATCAGGTCAAGGTCGACGGCCGGATCGCGGCGCGGTTCGACATCGCCGATCATAGCGATTGTCCGCTGATCGCGGTCTGCGCGGCGTTTGATTACGCCGAGCGCCGCCGTAGCCGCCCGGACTGACCGGTCCGCGCCGCAGAGCGCCGCCGCTGCGCGGCGCTCGACGGTGCGATCTGGTCGCGCCCCGGCAAGCCGGTTCATCATCGAAAGGACAAGCACCATGCGTTCCGGTATTTCTCTGCAAGAACTCGCCGCCAAGATCGAAGGCAATCGCGAGCTGAAGCACGACGTCGTCGCCGATACGCGCCACATGCATTTCGGAATACTCGATGGAAAGCCGCGGCTCGCGGTCTTGGATGACAACCGGCCGCTTCTGCCGATCGCGCTCCGGCAGATCGCCGCCCACACCAAGGTTCCGCAGGACTATCTCGACCGGATGATCGAGCGCGCGCCGGCGCTCGCCGCCGACAGCGTCAACACTTGGCTGCATCTCGATCCGTCGCGGCGGCTCGTCCGGTCGCTCGGACCCAATCACCGCAGCTTCATGTCCGATCGCTACCAGCGGATCGAGCACGAAGAGATCGCGGAAGTCGCGCTGCCGGTTCTGCTCGACACGCCCGGGATCAGCGTAGTCTCTTGCGAGGTGACGGACCGCAAGCTGTATATTCAGGCGACGACGAGCCGCGTTGTCCGCGACGTCAAAGTCGGTGATCCGGTTCAAGCCGGCGTTATTATCCAGAATAGCGAAGTCGGTCACGGTAGCGTCTCGATCTCGCCGATGGTCTGGCGGCTGGTCTGCTTGAACGGCATGAAGTCGCCGGACGGCTCTTACAAGCGCAACCACGTCGGCCGCCGCGTCGAAGACGGCGAGGACCTGAATGCGATCTATCGCGACGATACGCGCGCCGCTGACGATCGAGCCGTCTTGCTGAAGGTGCGAGATACTGTCTCTGCCGCGCTAGACGCAATCCGGTTCGATGCTCGCGTCTTCAAGATGCAGGCGCTGGCGCAGACGCCGCAGCTCGCCGACCCAGTCAAGGCGATCGAGGTACTGTCCAAGAAACTCGGCGTTGCCGAGGGCGAGCGTCCGAGCATTCTGAAGTCGCTGATCGCCGGTGCTGATCTTACGGCGTGGGGTCTCTTGAACGCCGTCACCCATCAGGCACACACGGCCGATTACGATCGCGCCGTCGAATTCGAGGCGATGGGCGGCAAGCTGCTCGAACTGCCGACGAAGGAGTGGCGCGAAGTCCTCACGGCCGAAGCGGCGTAAGCTTCAGCCGCTCTCGTCGGAACTACGGCCGGTCGCTCTCCAGCGTCCGGCCGAAGCCGTTTCAAACCGAAAGGAACACAGATGCTCAGATTTTACGGGATCAATCGGCCAGTCTCGGAACGCGCTGGCCGCGTCGTCAAGGTGTGCTACGTCGTCTCCAGCGCCGGAGCTCACGATCTACCCAACATCCGCGACCACCAGTCGCTCGGCGGAAATGCTGTCGTCTTGGATTGGGGAACGACGAAAGCCGGTAACGCTCCGGAGGTGGCGCGCCCCGGCGCCGCCGAGCTGGCGAAGGGGCTTTGCCTCGCCGCGCTCGGCGCTGAACGCGCCGGCGATCCTTCATTCGCGCGCGCGCTGGCTGTCTACAAGATGTTCCAGCACCGCGTCGTGAACAAGCTGCCGGATACGATGGGCGATCAGTCGTTTCCCGATCTCGCATGGTCGATGACCGAGGCGGACATCCGTCTGGAGATCGAGCAGATCGAGCAAGACCGAACCGCGTCCGCGCGAGAAGTCGCCGACGCGATCGCGCGCGAGCCGAAAGACAAGCTTGTCGTCGCCGCCGAGACCGGGATCGGCGTCGGCGGCGGACAGATCGTCTGGACGAGAGACGACAACGGAAACTTGATCGACGACAGCGAGATCGGTCCACACAGGAGGTGAACTTGACCAAACCAGGGAAAGACCAAGACGCCGCTTTGACGCGCATTCAGGGCGATCTGCTCGAACTGAAGGCGAAAGCCGACAGACAGCAGCACAACCGGCGCAATCTTCTCGCCGAGGCGATGATCTTGTCGCGCAACGCCGTCGCGATAAACACTCTGGAGGGGCGGACGCTGCTCAATCTGCTGACGCGCTTCATCGAAAACGAGATCGACGGCGAGACGCATACGCCTCCGCTGTCGACGCACCACGCATAGGGGGCTGCCTTGAACGATAACGTCCGGTTCAAGGTGTTCGCGGTCTCTTGCCGGTGGTGCTCCGCGCAAACGCTCGACGTGGTCAACGAATGCTGCCCGCGTTGCTTGCAGCTGTTCTGCCGCGTCAAGCGCGACCCCGGGCTCGCCAGGAGGATGATTGCGCATCTGGAGCGACGAATATGACCCGCCGACAATCGCCGGCGGCCGGAAGTCCGACCAAGAACGGCGACGTACAGATCGTCTGCCGCTTCGATCCAGATACGTGGAACCAACTTCAAACCCGAGCAGCCGAGAACGGCCACAGTCTCGCGCAGACAGTTCGCGAGACGGTCGAGCTGGGTCTCGAAACCGAGAAGGAACAGGGAAAATGAAATCGCCGACTGACGAAGTCGAAAGCTACAGAATACTGGAGCTGCGCGCGCTCAACTTCATGGGCTTGCAAGCGGTCCAGATCAGACCGGACGGAACGGTCGTCGAGATCACCGGAGACAATGAGCAGGGCAAGACCAGCACGATCAAGGCGATCTCCTGGGCGCTCGGCGGCAAAGCGTTCGCCGAAGACATGCCGCTGCGCCGCGGCGAAGACCGCGGCGAAGTCTCGATCGATCTCGGCGCGCTGCGCGTCACGAAGACGATGGAACGCGACAAGACCGATCCGAAAGAGATCGCGATAAAGCTGTCGGTCCAGTTCGCCAACGGATCGAAGCCGGCGAAGCCGCAGCACGTTCTCGACGAGCTGCGCGGAATGCTGATGGATCCTGTGGCGTTCGCTCGCGCCGACGGCGCCGGCCGGATCGAGATGGTGAAGTCGCTGTTTCCAGAATTCGACTTCAAGGCGAATGAGATGGCGATCGCTGAGACCAAGAAAGAGCGGACCGACGTCGGCCGCGAGCAGAAGCGCGCCGCCGGCGCGCGCGATGCCGTCGTTCTGCCGAAGGGGCCCAAGCCGGAGCGCGTCGTTATCGCCGACGCCGGAAAGCAGCTGGCCGAAGCAAACGCACACAATAGTCAGCTGGAGAACCGGAAGCGACGACGCGAGAAGGTCGCCGACGACGCCGAGCAGAAGCGCGACGAAGCCGAACGACTGCGCGCCAGGGCGCGTGAGCTGGAGGCGGAAGCTGGAGAGATGGACAAGCAGCTCGCCGACGCACCCGCGCTTCCCGATCCGATCGACGTCGCGCCGCTGATGGAAGCGATCGCCAACGCCGAGAAGGTGAACGGCCACGTTGCTCTGTTCGAGCAGTACGAGCGCCACTCGCTGGAGGCGAACCGGCTTAAATCGCAGTACGACAGCCTTACCGCCAAGATCGACGCGCTGGACAAGGAACGCGACGATGCTCTGTACGGCGGCGAGCTGCCGGCCGGTATGACGTTCGGGAATGAAGAGGTCTTCGTCGACGGCGTTCCGTTCGGACAGCTGGCGTTCTCGCGCAAGCTGTCGATCAGCTGCTCGATCGCGATCGCGATCGGCTCGCAGATCAAGGTCATGCTGGTCAGCGAATTCGGCTCGCTGCTCGACAAGAACCACATGCAGATGCTTGCCGACGTCTGCGCCAAGAATGCCTATCAGATATGGATCGAGACCGTCGGCGCCGGCGGTCCGGGCAAGGTGCTGATCGAGGACGGGAGAGTAAGACAGTGAAGAATTCGCCGCAGCAAGTAGACGTCGCCGCCGGTCTCAACATCCGAGACCGTCGGCGACGGCTGAAGATGACGCAAGACCAGCTCGGCGAGCTGGTCGGTCACTCGAATATAACGATCTGGAAATACGAGAACGGCCGCAATTGCATGACGCTGTCGACGTTTGTCGCCATCGCCGCGGCGTTGTCAACTACGCCCCAGCGGCTGCTTCGGCCGCGTCAATCGGAGAAGTGAAATGGACCACGCGCTGCCCCCCGGAATTTACTTCGGTCTGCCCGAAGACGTCTACCACGGCGACCCTGCGTTCGGCTCGTCTGATATCCGCGAGATCATCAAGGATCCCGAGACGTGGTGGAAGTCATCGAAACGCAATCCGAATATCGCCGAGCGCCAGCAATACGCGTTCAAGTCGCCGGCGACCGTGCTCGGTTCCGCTCTGCACAAGTACGTGCTCGAAGGCGAGGCGGAATTCGAAAAACGATACATGCGCCGGCCGGACGATCCGCCGAACGCGACGCCCAGCGCGAAGACCAAAACGACGAAAGAGCACAACGAAGCCGCGGCGCTGGCTAATATGATCCCTCTTCACGGAGACGAATGGGACCTCTGTCTTCGTAGCGGCGATCTCATCAAGGCGCATCCGGACTTGCGAGACGCGCTCGACGGAGGAATGAACGAGGTTAGCGTCTTCTGGCAAGGGCCGCATGGTCTGATGCTGAAATGCCGCTTCGACCGGCTGAAGCCGCAGGGTATCGGCGATCTGAAGACGATCGAGAACGAATACAAGATCGAGCTGGAGAGAGCGTGCCGGCAGGATATCGAGCGGCGTCGGTACGATATCCAGGCGGATCATTATCTGGAGGGCCGCAACCAGATGCGCGAGCTGGTCCGAATGGGAAAAGTCTTCATAGGCGGACCGACCGGCCTTATGCAGGCAATCTTTTCGACGTCGCCGATCGCCCAGCAAGCGATCGAGCTGGCGCGCTACTGCGCCGAGACGCAAACTTTCCAGCGAAGCGCGTCGTCCGGATATATCGAATGGGAAGACGAGGACCCTGATACGTCGGTCGATGCGCCGTGGCGCTTCGCGTTTCAGTTTATCTTCATTCAGAAATCGCGGCCGGGCATCTGGTCAGGAGCGATGACGCCGGGCAATCCGGACTTGGCGACTGCTCGGATGCACATCGACGCGGCGCTCGACAATATCGCCAAGCTGCTGAAGTCGACGCCGCGCGGCCAGCCCATCAAGCCGCAATGGCGCGTCCGCGAGATACAACTCAATTGGGGAATACGCTGATGAAGATCACGATCGAGCCGACTGGAGAATTCCAGACAGTCAACGGAGCGCCGGCGCGCGTTTGGAAGGGCAAGACCGAGAGCGGCGCCGAGATCATGGCGTTTGTTGCTACGATCGCGCTTCACAAGAGCGCGACGCGCGAACAGCACGCGGAATTCGAGAAGGCGCTGCGCGCGGTCAGCCACGAGCGGCAGCTCGTCTCGTACGATCTGCGACTGTTCATCGACTGAAATGAGCTGTTTTTAATCTGGCGGATACCTTACGATCTGCCGTTTCTCTCTCGAAAGGACAAGCACCATGAACGACCAGACGCTGCCGGATCACGACCCCGAGACCGGCGAGATACTGACGCAAGACGCAAAGATGGTTCCGGCGGTATCTCCGGGCTCGCCGGTCGAGCTGTCGGTGGTTAGCGCCGAGATCAATCAGCAGATCGCGACAGCGCGCCGCTATCCGCGGCGCCGCGACAAGGCGATCGCGCAAGAGATCATGGAACGCGCGACGCTCAACCAAGAGATCGCGCGCGAGTGCTTCTATGCGCTGTCGCGGCGCGAGGCCGGCGGCGGATCGAAAGAGATCATCGGCCCGTCGATCCGTCTCGCCGAGATCATCCGCGCCAGCTACGGCAATATCCGCGTCGCGTCGCGCTTCGTCGGCATCGACGAGCGGGTGAAGGGCCGCGCCGTCGTCGTCGTCGAGGCGGTTGCGATGGATATGCAGACGAACGACGCCGTTCTGATGCACGTCACCCGCTCGATCATGACCAGCCCCAAGAACGGCCAGCCGCGGATGTTTACGGCTGACATGGTGAACGTAACGATGATGGCGGCGCAGTCGATCGCGCAGCGCGACGCGATCTTGCGGCTGGTACCGAAAGCGCTCTGGATTGACGGCTATCAGGGCGCGCTCGCGACGGTCCGCGGCAACGAAACGACGCTGTCCGATCGCCGCGCCAAGGCGATCGCCGCGTTCAAGGGCTTCGGTATCCAGCCCAAGCAGCTCTTCGCCGCGCTCGGGATCGAGAGCGAGCAGGAGATCGGGCTCGATCTGCTCGTCCATCTGGTCGGCATGTTTACGGCGCTGAAGGAGGGAGACAGCCCAGACGTCGTGCTCGGGCGCGAAGCTGAGGCGCGCGGTACCGCCGAGCAGCCGACGGTCCGGAGCCCGCTGGCTGACCGGCCGGCGCGGAACGGAAACGGCGAGCCGCCGGCGAAGCAGACCGGTCCAGCTCTCGACGATTACGGGCAGCCGATCGCCGAAACGCGCTCTTCATCACCGGCGCAAACCGGCAACACTGTAGCCGAGAAGACACCAAATACGGTCGACGAAGCGATCGAGCAGCGCATGGACGAGGCTCGAAAAGAACAGAAGGCCACAGAACCGCGTAGGGAGGCCGCTGATGCGTCTTCCGGTCCGGCCGCTACCGAGCGGCGGCTCGACCCGGAAAACGAACAGGCGGCCGGTCCGCGCAAGGAAACGGGGCCGTCTGGCGGCAGCTATCAGTCGGAAGCGCTGGCAGTGATCTCCAGCTCGACCAGCGCAACAAAGTTGCGCGACTACTGGAAACGAACCCGGGCGAGCCGCGAGCAGGCGGCGCTGCCGTCCGCCGTGCTCGACGAGCTGCGCGAGCTGTACGACGCCAAGCTGGACGATCTGCGGGGCGACCAATGAGACCGGACGTCCGCGACGCCGTCGACGCGGCTCGATCTGCCCGGGTGAACGAACCGCTTTGGGGCAGCAAGCCGCGCAATATAAGCGCGGCTTTCGTCCGCGCCGTCGTTTACGCCGTCGTCCGCGAGCTGCCGGACGACATGAGCGTCCGCGAGCTGCGCGAGGAACTTGATATCGCCGAGAACCAGGGAGAGGGGCAATGAGCCGCTACGGAGAAGGCAAGCGCGGCTATCTGATCTATGACGGGCCGATCGCTCCGGTCGAATTCGAGATCGGTAGCCGCGGCGACGTGGGCGGTTCTGTCAAGTATTCGTCAGAACCGCTGCGCGACGTCGTCGTGATGGGCGGGAGCGCCGAATTCGGAAAAGTCCGCCTCTATGTCGATCCGCGCGCCGGAACGATGCGGATCGAGCGGGTGCGATTATGAACCGGCCGCCGCTCTACAGCTTCCAATGCTCGACGCGCTCACAGTTCGTTCCGCGGATTGCCGTCGGTACGTTCGGTGGCGTCACGACGGTCTGGGTACAGGGAGCCGCTACCAGCTTCCGCGTTCCGGCTGGTCAATTGATCGACATCAAGTTCGAAGCAACGCCGGACGTGTCGCTGCTGACGATCGAGCGCGTCGATCTGGACGAGTTAAACAACTACCGTCCAGCCGAACCGACGGAGGTCGACGATGCCGGACAGCCCAAGTGAGCGGCAGCGCTTGATCCGCTCGGTCGACTTTGAGACGACCGGGATGGACCCGGCCGTCGATCGCGTCGTCGAGATCGGCTATACCGATATCCGGTGGGTCGAGACCGTCGGAGCGAACCCAGACTGGAACCCAAACGATCCGAAGTCGCCGACAACGATCCCGCTCGGCGGCCGCTGGATTGTCGAGCGGCCGCGGACCGAGCTGATCGATCCGCAGCGGAAGATACCGCCGCAAGCCAGCGGCGTGCACCACATCACCGACAACATGGTCGCCGGCAAACCGACGTTCTCGCAAGCGGCGCCGTGTCTGCTCACTGGCGGTCCGATACTCTGCGCGCACAACGCGGCTTTCGAGAAAAAGTGGTTTACGACGCCGGCGCAGTGGATTTGCACTTGGAAAGGCGCGGTCGTTCTGGCGCCGCACGCGCCGGAACACAAGCTGCAAACGCTGCGATACTGGCTGAAGCTGGACCTCGACGTCGACGAAGCCGATCCGCCGCACCGCGCCGGACCGGACAGCTACGTCGCCGCGCATCTTCTGGTGCGCATGCTGACGAAGCTGTCGGTCGACGAGCTGATCGCGATCGAGCCGCACCCCGTTATCTTGCCGCGCTTCCGGTTCGGCGAGCATCAAGGCAAGCCGATCGACGATATTCCGTCGTCCTATCTGGAATGGATGTTGCGCGCCAATAACCCGCCGTTCAACGAAGACGAGCGCGCGACGGCGACGCATCATCTGAAGCTGCGCGAGCAGATAAGGGAGGGCTGATGATTACTCTAGAACAGCAGATTGCGTGCATCGAGCGAGAGCTGATACTGCGCCGGCGCGCTTATCCGCGCTGGATCGCCGCCGGCAAGATGCGCCAGCCGGACGCGGACCACGAGATTGCGGTGATGCAGAGCGTCGCCGAATTGCTGCGGGCGCAGCGAACCGATCTTTTCAACCAGAAGGACAAGGCACCATGAAGACTGCAAATATGGAATTGCACCGCGATCGCGACGTCGCGCTGCGGACGCTGAAGCTGGCCGAAGAGGAAAAGGGCGGGCTCGCCGTCCGCAAGTCCGACGACGATCCGGCTTCGTTCGCGACGCTGAAAGCGTCGATCGCCGCGGTCGGTATCTTGCAGCCGCTGATCGTGACGAAGTCGACCGGTGGATATTGCGTCGTCTCCGGCAATCGCCGGCTGCGCGCGCTGCGCGAGCTGGCGGCCGCGCCGGAAGAGGGCGACCGCTTCGATAAGGTTCCGATTATCGAAGTGACCGACGGTTCGTCCGGCCAGCTGCGCGAGATCGCCGTTATGGCAAATCTCTCGCTGCCGATGCACCCGGTCGATCAGCTGGAGGTTCTCGCCGGCGCTAGAAAAGGCGGCATGAGCGAAGACGATATCGCCGCGCGCTGGGGACTGAAGCCGCAGCGCGTCCGTCAGCTGCTCGCGCTCGGCGCGCTCGTACCGGAAGTCCGCGACGCTTGGCGCAGCGGAAAGATCACTGCGAAGTCCGCCGAGAAATTTACGCTCGCCGACGACAAGCTTCAGACGGCGGTTCTCGCCAAGTATCTCGCCGGCAAGCTGTCTGACTGGCAGCTGAATGAAGCGCTCGTCGGCAAGGCGCGTGAGCTCGGGCCCATGCTCCAGTTCGTCGGCCTGGAACGGTACCGCCAAGATGGGGGCAAGCTGCGCGAGGACTTGTTCGGCGTCTTGCATATTCCGGACGATCCGAAGCTGGTCAAACGGCTGTACGAAGATCGCATCGAGGCGATAATCGCCAGTCTGATCGCCCAGGGTTGGGCCTGGGCGGAGCGCAAGCCGCAGAACTTTCAGTGGTCGTATGGCAAGATCGATCCGAAGGAGAAGCCGAAGCCGACCAAAGAAGAGAAGGCAGAGCTGGAGGCGATCGGGAACGGAAATCGCGACGACGACGACGACGACGACGACGATGAGAGCGATTGGGAAACGCGCGAGAGGATCAATGGTGAGATTGCGTTGCGCGGCTATACCGCTGAGCAGCGCAAAAAGTCCGGCTGCTGGGTCAGCGTCACAGCAGCCGGCAAGCTGACCGTCGAGCCCGGCAGAGTGAAGCCGGAGGCCAAGCGCAAAGAGACCGCGACCAAGAAAGCGAAAGAGCGCGCCAAGAAGGTCGAGAAGGCAGCGGCCGCCGGCGATCTGCCCGGCGTCGTCTCCAACGCGCTGGTGCAGCGCATGTCGCAATGGCTGACGCGCGCCGCGGCCGCCGCGCTGCTCGCCCAGCCGCGGCGCGAGACCGCGCTCGCCGCGCTGGTCGCCGGCGTCGCGAGCAAGAGCAAGACTTGCGAGATCGCCGTCGGCGGACTTGGACGGAAGGAGACCGACTTTCGGAAGCTGCCGACGTTCGAGAGCATATTCTCGATCTCGAACAAGAAAACGATGCTCGATCTGCTTCGCGACGTCGACACGATCATTTCCAATGCGCTCGACTTCGAAGCGTTCAATTCGGACCATCCGCCGCTGAAGGATCCCGGCGTCGTAGCGCTGGTGAACGCGATCGATCCGGATCATCTACATCGAGAGCTGCGGAAGGCGATCGACTTCGACGACTATTTCGCGTCGGTCTCGAAAGCGATGATCGTCGCCGCGCTCAAAGAGATCGGCATGGACGGCGCCGAGATCGCCCGTCTGCCGGCGGCGAAGGCTGAGCTGGCGGCGTTCGCCGCCAAGCGGATGAAGACCGTCGATTGGTTTCCGCCGGAGCTGCGCGCTGCCGGCTACAAGGGACTTGCGTCGAAGTCCGCGAAGACGAAGGGAGCAAAGCGATGAAGAGACTTTGCGCATGGGAAGACGGCATCGCAGACGTTTGCCAAAGCTGCTATGCCGCCGTGAACAGTAAGTTTGCCAGACCGCTCGAATGCCTGCGGGCGAGCGTTAATCACAACGGCCCACCGCGGCCGTCGCCGGCGGAAGAGATCGGGCAGCAGGCAGTCGCGCGCGCGCTCAACCGCGACAGCGGACGCGGCGATATAATGGGCGTCTTTCTGACGACGGCCGGAGACTATGTTCATGCCGTCGCGCCGTACAAGCTTTGCGGTCCATGGCAGCCGACCGTGGCCGACCGTACGCTTGCGAGCGATACGCCGCGCAGTCTTGTCGAAGTGAGCGTGTACGGAAAAGAGCGCTTCTTTCGCTGGGTCGCGGCCGCGCCGCCAGAAGGGCCAGGGTCGGCAATTGTCATATGGCTCGGCGCCGCTGCCGCAAGCGGCGCTCTGATCGGCGCCGGGCTGGTCTGGCTTCTCGTTCACTGAACGAGATCGCCCGAAGCCGATGCGCGGCAGACGCTTGTCCCTGCACCCGCGTCGGCCAGACCACGAGGAGTTAGCCGCCGGCGTGGTCCAAGCGGGCCGGCGGACCAACGCGCGGGAGAGAAACCATGAGGCTAAAAACTACCGAAGAGTTGAAGCGCGTGCCTGCTGAGATGTACGTGCGCACTTTGTACCGCACCGAGCGCGCCGAAAAGCTTGTTCGCGATCTGAAAGTCTGCTTCGTCTTTCTGCTCGGCGTCGCGCTGATGCTGGCTTTGATCGCGTTGGTCCATCTTGGCTAGACGCAAGCCGAAGCAGCTCGCGCTATTCACCGAGCCGGCGAAGCCGCCGCGGCCGCCGACTAAGAGATGGGCCCACATTGTCGACGCCGGCGCCGACGGCGAGGCGCAGTTCCGCTGCCGCTGCGGCTGGCGCTCTGGCTGGCATTACGGTCTGACCGTTCCGGAGATACGCCGCGGACTGGAATGCCCTCCCTGTAACGCAAAAAAAGGCCCGCCGCCGGACCGAAGTCCGAGCGGCGGGCAAGTCTAGGGAGGAAACACCATCGCGAGATGGCTTCCAACATCAAGGAGCCGGTATCGCTACCGACAGCCGCAGGCTACCAGCTCCGGCGAGTGGTTGCAAACTACGGAACGACCGTAAAGTCGGTCGTCGGGCTCGGGATCACGATCGAGCGACCGTCGTCGCACTGCGTATTATAATTCAGCGATCGATAGTGGTAGTTCCCAGGCGGAACTTCGCTCGACGGCGGCAGCATGAACGTAACTTGACCGCGCTGATGATCGCCGCGCTGCGTCAGCGCCGCCGGCGCCAGAATAGACCAGACGACCGTATTCGTCTTTGCGTCGACGATAAAGCGATGGACGATCACAATACACGTCTCGGTCCGGCTGATCTCAAAGTTGACCGTAAGACGTCCGCCCGCCTTCACCACCGGGCTTTCAAACCAGACGCGATGAACGGTCTGGAGGGGCTGAAGCCGTCGTCTGATCTCGATGATCTGGCTGGTCACGAACGCCATGCCGGCGACGATCGTCAGCGCAACCCCGAACAGCGCGGCCCACTGGACGCGCGGGCTGCAATAGTGTCCGTGCGGTCCGCAGAACAGATGCATCGGCGTCGGCGTAATCATTTTCCGAGCGCTCCCTTGGCGTTATTGATGACTGAAATGACCCAACCAAAAAACCCACCAATCGCCAGGAGAACGCCGAAGATCGTCGTACCGCGTACGATCAGATTGTTGTATTGCCGCGATGTCTCCTGCTGTGCATGGGACAGTTCGTCCATTGCCGTCTTGTCCGCCTTTTTCGATTTCAGCTCGTCGATCGTCTGCTCTAGCCGCGCCAGCTTGCGGCGATCGCCGCGGACGGTTCTCGTAAGGTAGATCACTTCCCTACCCAGCAGAGCGATCGTCGTCTCAGTATTGTAACCAGTGGGCGGGATCGGCTGTTCCCGGATCAGCTTCTCGAATTCTTCGTCTTCGCCCAGCTCGCTACGCGTATCGTCGTCGTCCGCCATAGCATTCTCCCGGCAGGGGCTGCTGTGCAATTTTGACCAGGGGAACGCGGCGGCTGCGCACCTCCTTTCTTAGGTGGTGCGGCAGTACTCAAAATGCATCGCGTCGGTATCGCTCGCCGGCAGATGCGGAGCGCCGAACCAGCGTCCGCACGCAAAGCCGTTGGCCGCGAAGATCGGTTCGATCCTCCAAGTCGAACCGGTCGCGCCGGGCTTGGCGCCGAGCGTACCGTAAGCATTCCAGTTCGCGTTCAGATCGAGAGCGAGCGCGTACGTGTGTCGAGAGATCCCGAGCGCCGGATTGTGGTTGATGTGCCGCGGTACCCACAATCCGTCATAGCTCAGAATATCCCCGAGATAGCCGGCGTCTTCGATCTGCTGAAACGCCGCGAGCAGATGCGGGGCTGCTATGCGGTTGACCTTGACCGACGTCACCTTGAACTTGCGCAGCTGCGGGATCGCGAGATCGACGATATTCGCCTTGACCCAGGTCGGATCGATCTCGATGTTGCCGGCGCTCGTATCGCGGTACGAGAACGAGCCGAAAGCTTTCTTCAGCTGGTCGTTCGTCAGCACGGTCAGATGGTTCGAGATCGTCGGTACCGGAAGTCCGCTCAGTGACGGTGCCGGCGCTGACGCGGCCGGCGAGACGGCGTCGAGATAGCTGGGGAAGTCCCAAGAGACCGTCCATTTCCCGTCGTCGGGATTGAGCCCGAGTGCTCGAATAGTCGCGGGGGTGATATCGATACCGGCGCGATTGGTGCGCCGTCCGGACTTGTCCGTTCCGCTCTCTGCTTGCGGACGTCCGCCGGGGCGGTTCCAGTAGTCATCGGTAGTGTTCCACGGTCCGACGTCGACGATCGGCACAGTCGTGCTGCGGCCGTTGCTGGCGAAGATACGGACGCTCGGGGGCGGCTTGGGGAAGCGCGCAGGCAAGCTGGCGCCGGGCGTGGCATCGGTGATGACGCTTCCGTCGTAAGCGCTGGTCTCGCGATCTCTGGAGCCGCCGAAGGTGGTGGCGATGATACCGGTAAATCGGGGGACGCGAGGAAGGGAGACAACGACCGGAGGGGCAGCGGGAGCGTCCCCGGGCTTGGCCGGAGCTGGACTTGCGGGCTTGGTTGCGTCGCCGTCGGCCGGTGGCGCGGCGGGACCAGCAGGAGCAGCAGGAGCGCTGCCGGTAGGGGCCACAGCCCCAGGAGCTGCGGGGGCTCGCGCATCTTTCCACCTCGAACCGTAAGAGCTGCCGAAGTTGAAGTCGATCACGCGCAGCGCAAAGCCGTTCACGCACGTAAGAACGATCGCGCCCATCGCGGCGACGAAGACTTGCGCGGCGCCGTTCTCCGGCAAGACGAAGTTGCCGGAGAACATGAGATATGCGGCGAGACCGTCGACCGCGAGCGCTCCGGAGAACGCCGTTAGACCGAGTAGCGTAGTGCTCGCCGAGACCGGGGGATTGCTGGTGTCTGTCATCTGGAGCTCACGACTGCTTGTCGAAGACGACGTCCGGTCCGCTCGCCGGAGAGCCGGGCGCGAGACCGGGGAACGTCGTCGTCGAGCCGACTGGGGCGCCGGCGTATGAGGCGACGCCGGCGATCGGCGGCGTAACCGTAGCCGCGGGCGTCGACGAGACCGTGATCGAGACCGGCGACGACAGCGGCTTACCTTCCCACGCAAGCTTCAGATCGTTGTAGAAGTGCTCGATGATTACGCCCTCTTTCTGCGCGTACTTCGTTACGATCGGACCGTACGTCATCAGAAGCGGAAACAGCTCGAACGCATTGAAGCTGCCGTCGGCATTTCTCGCCGCCTTGACCGCGGCCCAAACCTCAGAGACGACGACTTCGATCCCGGGGCCGTCTTCTTTCAGCGCGGTATAGAACAGCGGTCCATATCTGAGACCGACAGGGACGAGGTTCACGAGCTGCTGAACGTTGATATTCATTGGGGCTAGTTCCTTGCGCTTTGGGGCCTTTACGCCGTCGAGCCGGGCGGCAGCGACGACGGATTTACCGTGCCGTTGTAGAACGTCCGCAAGATCGGCGTAACGACTTGGACGACAGCGGATACGCCGGCATAGATTGCAAGTACCATTTCCGGCGTTACGCCGGGAACCCCCAGCCACGTCAGACCGCCGGCGATGACCGGGGCAATCTGGACCCAATTGATTTTCGACAGCCACGCCGACTTGACGGGGACGGTGACGGTCGTCGGAACTGGAGCGTTAGCCATGGGGCTTCTCCTGTAGAAAGGCCCGACGCTCGATCGAGACGCCGGGCCGGTTTGGCAGCAATTGGCGTCCGGCGGTCAGCCGCCGGCGACGGCTTGCTGCGCGGCTTGCTGTGCCTGGGCAGCAGTAATCGGCGGTGCGCCAGGCGCTGGGGCCGGCGTACCTTGCAAGATCGCGGCCGCGATTTGAGGCGTGCGGTCTGTGATGACCTTGTCCATGGCGTCGAGCTGGTCGGCGATCGCCTGCGGCAGCTCGACCGGCGGATTGTTGCGCAGGTCTTGGATCATCTGCTGAAGCGTTCCGATGGCGGCGATCGCGCCGCCGATCAGATTGTCCTCGGCGGCGATATCTGCGGTCTGCTTGTCAAGCTTGGCTTGGATCGTGGCTTGATCGACCATGATGGCGTTTACTCCTTTTTCGAGCTTGGCGAAGTGGTCGACGACGTACTGAGCAAGCGCGTTGAACGAAACGACAAACGCGTTCCACTTTCGATCGTCGATCCACATTTCGGAAATCCCTCCGGTTTGGAGTAGCGCCGTGTCTAGCACGGCGCGGCGCCAACTTCCAAGGTCCGGCTTCAGAGATTGTCGATCCAGCCGTAAGCGAAGAGCGCGCAGGCGCCGCTGTCGGCGACATAACCCAGGTTCGTACTCTCGATCGGCATCTCGGCCAGCGCCGCCCCCGCGCCGCCGCCGGGTACCCAAACCGGCCACGTTACAAGATTGGCCCCGCGCGGACCGTTGCCGGCGCCGGTGTAGGCCGCCGAATTCTGCGGCGCGACAGCCAGATTTCCAGATGTTCCGCTGTTCGTCGCGTTGTTCGCCCACACGATGATCGACGCTGCTGTGGCGGTAGGAACGAAATTTGAAATCGCTGCATTCGACGGCGTGACGTTGTTCGCGCTCGTAAACGTCGAGCCGTTCGTCCCGCTGACGATGGTTGGAGCAGCTGCCGTGTTCGTGCCGGAGACTTGAACGTAACCAGCGCGACGACCGTATTGCGTCACGCCGCGGAACTTCCCCGGAGACGCGGCGTCAGTCGGTACCCAGCCGACGCGGGCGCAGTAGGTATAGCCGCTCGGCAGCGTCGCCGAGAGACAATTGGTTTGAAGCGAGTAGAGCCCGGCCACTGTATTCGCGGTCGGATTGAAGATCACAATGACCGAATACCAAGTGATCGCGCCGCTGGAGACGGTACCGGTATCAAGACCGTTTGCGCCGGAGCTGGTAACCGCCGGCGTGAGACTGACCGACGAGAGGCGGACGACGTTGCCGTTCGCGTCCTCGGCGGTCAGCTCGTCGGCCGTAATCGTCGTCGACGTCGCGCCGCCGACGGTCGCCGTCGTGACCAGCTTCAGGTTCTTGAACGCGACGGCGCTCGGCTGCGGGCGCTGCGGATTGGCGATGCGCCAGCGAGACGTGGAACCGTCATAGCGCAGCTGTACCGACTGATCGGGGCCGATCACGTACGGCGCTGGAATTTGAAACCGGTCGCCCGCGGTCGTCGAGTTGGTATCGTTCGCCGTCAGCGTGATATTCGCGGCGCCGACGTTCAAGATCGTGATCTGCTTGCCGCCGGTGCCGCCGTTGGCGATACCGGTAATCGTCGAGCCCGAGGCGTTCGGCGTCGTCCGGATATTCTCCGCGGTCGCAAAGCCGGCCGGAGACCAATCGTTGTTATTGCCGGCGGCGAGCGTAGCGCTGATCGTCCCGCTGAAAGCGACGTTCGCGCTGAAGTTGGCCGACGTCGACAGCGATGTGCCGTCCGCCTTCTGATAGGAGATCACCCGCCAATTGCCGGCGCTGATCTGCTCGACGACGGCGGTATCGCCGACGGCCGCGGTGATGTTCGACCCTGCGTTCGGCAGGATCATCGACGTCGCGTTGTGGGTAATCGTCGGCGTGCCGGTGAAGTTGAGGAACTTCCGCGTTCCAACGATACAGTTCGAGCCGAAGCTGGTTATGCCGGTATTGCCGGTGATCGACTGGACCGAGTTGACTGACGCGCAGAGATCGGTCGTCGCGGCCGCGGTAACGGTGCCGACGCCGCCGGCTTCGTTCAGGATCCAGAAGCCATTCGTCTGATCGAGCCAGCCGATAATCAGCCACGCCGTCCCGCTGTACTGACGGACCGGGTTCGGCGTCGTCGACGTGTCCAGCCAGCACTGGCCGCGGACGGCCGCCGCCGAGACGTCGTTCGCTGGCGCCGTGGCGCCGCTGTTGCAGCTCGCGATCGCCGAGAATGCCGAGTTGTAGTTGGTCGTCAGCTGGAGACCGGTGACCGTGCCGGTCGTCGGCGACCACAGATTGTTCTGAGCTGGCGACGCCGGCAGCGCTGCGGCCAGGAGCGCGCATGCGCCCGCGAAGAGCGTCGGAATAATCTTGCGCATATTTTGCAGTCCTCTTTTCAGCGCGGCTTGCGGCCGATCGCGATCACGAGACGGTTCTCGAGGTTCGCGGCGTCGATCAGCTCGACGTTCAAGCCGGTCGTGTGGGCGATTATGCCCGCGAGCGCCTTGGCCTCTTCGTCGTCTTTGGGCCCGACATTCAAGCCGACGTTGGTATCGACGAGTGGCGTCTCCACCCCCGAACTCCAGTGAGCGCTTTCAAACGCGTTGTCGAACGACAGCGCCAGATCGGAGCACGCGTGCAGACAGTAGATCGCGACTTCACGCTTCGGAATAGCCGACAGCGCCATCGTCATATCGTCGACCTGCTTCTGCGTCAGCTCCGGCCAAATATACGACCGCGCCGCCGTCTGCGGGGCCCGAGCGCTCTTGTGGTCCGGAGCATGCATCGCAAACGAGACGAAGCCAGCGACGGCCGCGGCGACCGCTGACGGGATCAAATACTGCTTCATGGGTGTGCCTCTGGTTACCATCCGAACGCTCGGATCGTGACGCCGGTCCGCGAGACGCCCGCGCCGGCGGCGTTCTTGATCTGCACAGATACGCCGGACAGCGTCAAGGAGCTGATAACCTCAAAGTCGCCGGTCGCCTTGTCAGCGCCGGCCCAGGTCACGACGACCAGCGGCAGCGCGCCGAGCGTTCCCTGCGGTCCGCCGTTGAAGGCCGCGTCTACCGCAGCGCCGTCCGGCCGGAAGTTGAACGAGACCGGTCCGGCCGTACTGTTTAGCGTCGCGTTCGAGATCAGCGTGTCGACGCGATCGGGGACGTCGACGGAAAACTTCGCCGACAGCAGATACGCGATCGTGTTCGGATCGTTCGTTATGAGCTGCCACCGCGGCTTGAAATAGCGGCCGGTGAACTTGCCGGGGACGAACTTCTGGTATGCGCCGAAGATCCCGTCGCCTTGAGCGACGGCGATCTCGGGGTAGACGCTGATGTACTGCGCGGACGCGCTGCCGAGAATATCCGGCGTGCCCAGGATATCGTTGATGGCAAGAATATTCTGGCCGATCGGAACGCCGGTACCGATCGTGTCGATATAGACGGGGCATGTGTCGACGCGGCCGATATCGACGACCGTCGTCGGCGTGTACGTTCCGGAGACTTCGCCGCCGGCGTCGAGAATGTTCGGATTGACGTACACGCTGGTCATAAATCGCGCGAGGATCGTCAGATCGGTCCCGGGGTCGCGGCGCGGGAACGCGAAGCCGCTGGAGCTCACGCCGGTACCGCCGGACTGGCGGCTATATCCGCCCGTCGCGACTGGATGATCCGGACGCTGCTGGGACGTGATCGCGTAGCCCGAGAGCGGCGTGATCTCGATCAGATTGTCGAGAAGAATATTGTCGCTGCCGCCGGTCCGGACGGCGTTAATCGACGTGTCGATCGCGGCGCCGTTGCCGAACGTTCCAGGCCAGCCCGCCGCCTGATAGTCGAACGACGCGATGATGTTCGTCGGAACCTGGGGATTGACGATCGCGATCGAGACCGGCGTCTCGCTGCGGACGATCTGCGCCGGCAGCGGCTGGCAATAGCCGGTGACCCAATACGTGTTCGTTCCGTTCGGAACGACGTAGGGCGGATGGGCGACGATCGCGATCGTCTGCGCGCCGTCGAACGACGAGCCGGCCCTGATCTCGTAAAAGATGCCGCCGCGGAAATCGCGCGAGCCGATCTCGTCCCACGAGATCGCCAGCCGGCCGTCGACGACGGCAGTCGCGATGTTGAGAACGACCGGAAGCGGCGACGTATAAGCGCGGCCCGTGACGGTGTAGGTAAAAACCGGACAATCGGCGAGCGATTGCAAGTGCTCGTTAAACAGATTGAACGACTGAAACTTTATGAACAGCTGCTTGCCGACGTCCTCGCCCTTGATCGGAAACCGGAAGACGCCGGCGTCAAGCCTCATGAACTGCGAGCCGGCCGGATGTGTCGTCGGGATCGCGTCTTCGGTACCGAACGCGCCGCGAACCAGACCGGACAGATCGTAAATGCCGGTCGAGATCAGCGCGGCGTTCTGATAGGCGATAATCTCGTCGGCGATCAGACACGCGGTTCTCAGCGCCTGCGCGTCGGCGTCGCTCGCGGTAATGAGCACGCCGTTGGCGCTCTGGCTGATATCGACGCCGAGAACGTTTACGTCGTCGTGCGTCTGGCCGACGTTGTTCACGGGTACCGGAACAAGATCGGTCAGCGTCTTTCCCATCCGTGTCGGACCGGAAAGCTGGCCGGGCAGCTGGACGTAATTTTGTCCGCCGTCGGTCGATACCCAGACGAAGCAGCCGCCCCAATCCGGTCCGCCGGTACAGCCGGCCCACACTTCCGGACTGGCGCCGGCGAGAAACTCGGCGGTCGGCTCGAATATGATCGGCGTGTCGACGCTGCCGGGGTCGGCGTTGTTCGCGGCGATATAGCCCTGCGCCGCTTCGGTACCGAACAGCGGCGCCGACGCGGTACCCGGCGCCTCTTCGCAAGTGAACGTGAGCGTCTTGTCGCTGTTCTCTTGGATTTCCCTGATCTTGACCAGCTGCCGGAAGATATTCTGCGCCGGGTCCGTAACTGTCAGATTGTCGAGCACGTCCGGAACGATGAAGACGCGGCTGACCGTGAACTGAAACATCCGCGGGATCGAGGCGCGGATCAGCATCTGCGTCGCGGCGAACTGCGCGACGCTGGTCAGCGCGATCATATGCAGCTGCTTGACCGACGCCGGCCGCTCGCGGCCGTTCTGAAGCAGGATCAACGCTTCGTTTTTGATCTCGATCGGCTGCGGATTGTACGCGAAGTTTCGGTCGAGGCACTCGACGCGCATCGACGTCGGTATCTTGTCGGTCTGCTGACGGCTGATGACCAGATACGACTTGCCCCCGGGCAAGTTGCCGCTGCCGAGCGAGCCTTGGTTCGGCAAGAAGTCGTCAGTCGTCAGATCGTAAAGCGGCTGGACTTGCGGCTGGTAGGATGCTGTCGCCGCCCACGTATAGGTGATGGTGACGCCGAGACCCTTGTCGTTCGCGTTGAATTGATAAAGCCCGTTCGAAACGCTGTACTGCTTGCGCTTGGGCGCGACGCCGGCGGCAACTTGCGTGAACAGGCTACTGTCGCTTGTCAGGACTACAGAGACGTTCGCGGTGAACGTCGCTGCGTTGTTTACGGTGATCTGTCGTTTGCCGGTCAGTGGGATTGTGTGCGGCTCGACCGTCTGCTGCACTTGGCCGGCGACGACCGGCTGGTCGCCGTACGGAATGATCGTCAGCTGGCCGCTCGACCACCGCGCTTCGGAGTTGGTTGCCGCCATCTGGTCGATCAGATGCGCGCTCGCGTTAATCTGCTGTTCGAGCACCGGCGAGATCAGCAGCGCGTTTGCGAGGCAGTAATTTTTATAAAGCGTCAGATCGCCGATACGCGCGGTCGGAAAATGAACGCTGCGGTATTGATCCGTCAGAAAATCCGACAGCGCGATCGACGGGTCGCCGTCGGGCTGACCGCTCGGACCGAACGGATACGAATTGATCGCCTGCACTTCCCAATTGACGTTCGGCAGAGACGCCGACGGACCGAGCGGGAAGTTTACGACGCCGACGTAAGCAAGACCGCGGTAGGCTAGCGCCTGATCTGGCTTGTTCGCCTCGAGGAAGCCCCATGGCATCTGCGCATGGTCGCCGAGAAAGACCGTCGGCGAGACGGTCGTCTCGCTGGTGTCGAACTGACGCGCCCAGCCGTTGATATCGCGCGGCGTTCCGTGCGGCCAGATCGAGAGAATTCCAGCGACGGGCCCCTCGGCAATGCAGAACGCGATCGACGCGTAATAAAACTTGCTGTTGTTCGGCGTCCCTTGCGTGAAGTAGCCGCCCTTGCCGCCCTGCGAGCCGGCGCTCGACTGATCGACGGCGAACACCTTGCCATACCAGATCAGGTTCGAGCCCAGCCGCTGCTGACCGGCGATCAGCCACGGTATCGCCTTTCCGTAAAGCGAAGACTGGACGCGCTGCGTAGCTGCGGCCGGCGCTGTCGGCTGGCCTTGTTTGCCGAACAGGCCGGCGAGGAAACGACCCATTGCGCGCCCTCACTGCCGGCCGAATGCCGAGAAAAACTTTCTCTCGCGCCAGCGAGCGCCGAGCATCTCTTGCAGACCGTCGCCGCGGCAGACGCAACCAGCTTGCGACCACGCGTGAATGATCGTCGGCCAGCCCGGATCGATGATAATCGCGCCGTGGCCGAAAGCCAGCCCCAGCTTGTAGAGAACGACGTCACCCGGGAGCGCTTCGGCTTCGTCGATCTCGCGCGCGAACGACTGGACGGTGCGCAGATAGCGCTCTTCTCTGGAGTGCAGAAAGTGTTGCGGCGAGTAGTAGGGGATATGGATGTCTTCGATCACGCCGGCGTTGCGGAAGACGAGCCGGATGAGCTGGGCGCAGTCGACGCCGCCCTTCCGGCCCTTGACCGTTCCGTGATCGTGGTACGGCGTCCCGATCCATTCGCGCGCTTCGCGCACGATATCGTCGCGAGCGTTCAACGAACGCCGGGAGCACCGAGAATGAAATACAGGATCAGCAGCGCGAGCGCGAGCCAGCCGAAGTTGACGCGCGGCCAGATGCTGCCCCAGAATGCGGCAATGATGCCGAAGACGAACGCGAAGACCAGAACGACGAGACTGATTGTACCCATGGTCGCCTCCTATCAGACCGCCGCCTCTGGCGCCGGCAGGTAGCTTTCTCCCCCGAAGTTGAGCAGATTTCCGAACGCTGTGCACGCGGCTTGCGTCTTGGCGCAGCCCGGATAGGCGATAAACGTATCGCCGGACGTGATCGGGAACGGAAACGGCAGAAAGAGCGCGAACGGCTGGCCGGGTCCGTTCCATCCGGTGATCATCCGCGAGAAGCCGGCGTTCGGTCCGCTGGTCATGGTGATCCGGCCCTGCAAATACGTTCCGGATCCTGCCGGCGCCGGCAGCATGTTGGCGATCGAGCCCTGCGTCGAGCCGCCGATCGCCACGCCGGTCGTATCGAAGTCGGACGCGTTCAGCGTGCAGCCGACGTCGAACAGCGTATATCGACAGCCGCCGGTAAAGACATGGATGGGAACCTGGGTGTCGAGGATCACCCGGTAGTCGCTCGCGGTCAGAACCGCGACGATCGCGTTTGTGTCGACGACGCCGACAAGCCCCGCGAAGATCGCCGGCGCAAAGCCGACCGGAATTGCTCCGGTCGGCGGCATAGGCCACGTCGGCAGATCGGAAAAGTAGGCGCGATCGACGACCAGCTCGGCGCCGTCCAGGGCCCCGCCCTGGCACGCCTGGAGCCACGGAACGCCGGCGATCGTATCCGGAAACAGCGCGCCGGTCATGACGTCCAGCGGCCGCGGCATAAAGACCACGACCCACGTATCGACGTCAAAGCCAGCTTTCCAGTGCGCGACGACGCGGCTCGACGCTTCGTCGACGCCGACCAGGTCGTGACGCCACGTATTCGTTCCGTCGCTGATATCGAAGTCGGCAGTCGTAAAGCGCAGCACCGTTCCGTTCGTCAGCGTCAGCGTATAGCAATCGAAGTCGCAGAGCTGAGCGTTCGGATTGTCGACCGTCGCCTCGAGTTGGGCTCCGGACGGCTGGTAGTCCAGCAGGTTCGGCGTGGTTGTGACGTTCGCGCCATAGAACAGCGTCGTCTTGGCCGCGCAGCTCGCGCCGGTCGTGCTCTCTGGAAAGACAAAGAATACGCCGCCATGGCCGGCTGGACCGGCGACCGAGAACGAAAACCGGTACCAGCCGTTTCCGCCTGGGTCTGGCGTGATCGTACAGGATCCGCTCGCAAGCGACGGCACGCCGGCGGTCCAATTGATCGTCGCCAGATTGAGAAAGGCGGACGCAACGCTGTCGAAAAGTCCGAAGCTGAAGAGCGCCGACGTCCCTTGCTTCGCATAGATCGAGGCGGTCTCGGCTTGCCCGGTATAAACCGGCAGCGTCTGGCCGACCGACTGCGTCGTTCCGGTACCGGATAAGATCGAATATGCATCATTGTTGCCGCTCGGCGATACGCCGGCGTTCGGCGTCGAGTTGCCGGTCGCCGCCGCGTTCCACGCCGGCAGCTGATCGAAGCCGTCGGTCTGCAATACGATGTTGAGGTTCTCGACTTGCGGTCGACCGTCTCTCGTCGCGTTGATGATCGCGAGAAGGGTCGGATCGAGCTGCTTCACGGCAACTTCTCGCTGCTGAACTTGAGCGACTTCAGCTCGTACAGGTTCAGCATAATGTTGGAGAATTCGACGCTGTCGTCGTCGAAGCGGCAGGGAAAATAAAAAAAGCCGGTCCAGTCGACTTGCGCGCCGGCACCGATCGGGGCGCCGAACGTGATCTTCCCGTAGTTGTCGACCGTATAGCCGGTCGTCGCGACGCCGTTGATACGGACTTGGCTGATCGACGGACAGAAGATCGGTTCGGTAAATCCGCCGAACGTCCGTGCCAGCTGAAACGCCATCGATGAGCCGTCGCCGGTACCGAAGACGTTCTGCGTCACGACGTTGTCGTTCGGATCGAGATATCGGAACAGACCGACGCCGCCGGCCATCGAGTTGAAGAACCCGGCGAGCTGCTGCATTTCCAGATACGCCGCGCCGGAGCGCAGAAAGCCGTCGCCGGCGAACGACAGCTCGAACGAATAGGTCGGATAAGTGCGGTTCGCCGAGCGGATACGCTTGCCGCTGACCGCGTCGGCCTTGTTCGTATCCCAAATCGGCCGCCGCGGCAGCGGGAACGCAACGCCCGGCAGAGCTGGCAAGATCGGCAGCGTCACGTTATTGGACCGAAGTGTCGACGTCGACCGTCACACGAGCGATCGCCGGCATCGGCGCCGTCTCGGGATCGGGATAGGCGTTTCTGACGTTCTCCATGGCGATGACCACGGCGAGATCAGGATCAGGGCAGCCGCAGCTGACGCTGATCGTCTGAAACGGCGTCGGCGAGACCGCGCCGTTCACCAGCGAGAAAAATAGAACGATCCAATTGAACGTCATGTTTCACCCGTGCGTGCTGGGGTTGGCGACCATGTGGCCGTTCAGCGCTTTGCTGATCGCTCCGGCGTGCCTCGTGACGACGCGCATGACGTCGGCGCCGTCCATCGCGAAGATGTTCAGCGAGCCGCCGCCACCGCCGGCAAAGCCCTCGCTCATGCGTCGGAACGTCTCGGCGGCTCTCGCCGGCAGAACCGTTTCGCCCTTATGCAGAAGCCACGGGCTCGTTCCGGGGATATTCCAGGCGCCGCTTTCGGCCTGGGGAATGGGTGCGGCCGCGAAAGCCGCAGCCCCCGCGGCAGTCGCGGCCGCTGCCGTCGCGCCAGCTGCCGGCGCGTACGGACCGATGATCGGTGCCATATAGGCTGACACCGCTGCAAACACTTGCGCCGTCGACGCGGCAATCATTTTGAAGATACCGGTGAGATCGAACCCCTTGAACAGATCGCCCATCACCTTCGCGAGCTGCTCCACGATAACGATCTTCTCGAATTCCTTGATGATCGCGAGGATCAGATCGGCGGCGATATTCTTCATCGCCTGAGCCCAGGTCGTCGTTCTCGCGAGCAGCCCCTTAAGCTGGTTGTCCCACGCGCTCTGGATTACCGACAGATCGGTCGTCCACGATTTGATATCGGCTTGACGGCCCTCGTCGATGATCTTCTGCCGGTCCTTTTCGGCTTTCGCGACGATCAGCGTCTTCTCGTCCTCCAGTTTCTGGCGCTCGGCTTTCGTCAGTCCGCCGAGCGACAGTTCCTTATTGATCTCGCTGAGCTGGATTGCGACGCGCTGGTCGACCGCTTGCAGCATAAACGCGGTCTTCTGGTCTTCCGTCAGCTCGAACGTCTTGACGCCGGATGCCAGCTTTTCGCTGGTCTGCTGGTATTCGAGATCGGCGAGCCGGATGCGCGTCTGCGATGCCTGCATGGCAGCCGCGAGCGCGTCTTTCGCGCCCTCGGCGTTCATGGTGTCGACGTCGCGCTTGTGCTCTTCCGGATTGACCTCGACGTGCAGCGGGTTGCCGTAAATCTTGTTCAGCGTCTTGTTGTAGCTGTCGCCGATATTCTCCAGCGCTTCCGCCATCTTCTCGGCTTCCTCGATCGAAGCCCGGAACGTGAAAACCTTGGCGACAAATCCGACGCCCTCGGCGAGTACTTGGAACGCGGCGACCAGCGTCGCGAAGACGAAGCCGAGCGCCTTGGCGACGTCGACGATAATCTGCATGACGCCGGCGAGAGCGCCGCCCTCTTCCGTCGCTTTCCGCAGCCACTGGACGAAGTCGGTCATGCTCGACGTAACGCCGTCGATCGTGCTCTTGAACCGTTCGAAGATCGTAATCCCCAGACCCTGCATCGACAGTCCGAGGATCGTAAACGCTTGATTGCTCTCGGCGAGACCCTTCGCCGTGAGCTCTGACATTTCCGAACCGGTCTCGTGGATCGCCTGATGATATTTTTCGTAAGCCTCTTTGCCTTCGAGCAGCGCCGGGATCTGCTGAGCGACGCCGCGGCCGCCGAGCGTCATCAGCGCGGCCGTCAGGTTCATGCTCGGATTAAGCTTGCTGGCGGCTTCGCCCAGTTTATCGAAATACCTGTCTGCCGGCAGATTGATGAGGTCTTTCGCCGACAGCCCCAGCACCCGGAGCGCTTCGCTGACCGGAGTAATTCCGTCGCGGTTCGCGCGCTGAATATTGAGGTTCATGCGCTCCAGCGTCGTCATCAATCCTTCCATCGACGTTCCGGTGAGCGCGGCGATCCCCTTCATTTCGCCGATCTTCTCGGTCGAGACGCCGATCATGAGCGACATGCGCTCCGTCGTCTCGCCCAGCTCGGCCATGCTTTCGATGAATTCTTTGATCTCTTTGGCGGCGAAGCCGATACCGAACAGCTCGCCGACTTTCTGCGCCATCTCGCCCAGCTCGGCGAGCTGCTCTTTCACTTCGCCGACGCCGGCGACCAGCTCGGCGATCCTCGCGCCGAAAATAATCGTTACGGTATCATCGGCCATGAGGAAGCCCCTGGAGCATGTCGCCGGAGATCAGAACGCCGCCGGTCTTGATGATAGCGTCTACCGCTTCCGACGTCATGTGCGTAACTCCGGCCGACGCTTCGCCGGCGGCGAGCGGCGGCTCGTATTCGACGAACGCGGCAACCAGCTTGTGAACCGGCGGGTTGCGCTTCCACGATCGGTATAGCGCCTCGAGCCGTGGCATAGTCAGCTGGTGAAGACAGTCGTTCCACGTCCAGCCGGTCGACGAGACTACGTCGGCGATGATGTCGTCCCAGCGTCGTCTGACTTCGGCGGGGCCGCCGAGACGTTCTCCGGCCCCGCCACTGGAGGGGACGGCTTTGACGCGAATTCCATTCCGGCCAGGGGCGCCAGCTCGACGATCGCCGCGACGGCTTCCGGAAGCGTGATCCGCATCTTCAGAAGCTTTTCCGTCGTCAGGGAAGGATCGACTTGCCGGAGAACGATACCGATCGCGTTGTACATCGCGAGCAGACTTGGCTTGTCCATCGCTCGCGGATTGAGCGTACCGAGCGCAGAAAGCGTGACGCTGAAGTCGATGATGTTCTCGGCGTAAAGCGGCTCGACTTTGAATTCGGTACCGCCGAGCGTAATCCGCTCGGGAAGGGGCTTGGTTTCGTCCGACATAGGGGCCTCTCGATCACCGCCGGCAGCTGGCGGCGACCGCAAGCTACATCGTTACGAGACTTCCGGGTAGTAGAAGTTGACGACGCGGCCGGTGTTGTCGGCGAACAGCCCGAAGTCGAATTCGGGCATGATGTAGTCTTCAAGCTTTGCGGCCAGCGCGATCTTCGCGCCGACGCAGCCGAAGCAGCGGACGATAAACGGCTTCGACGTCGGCTGATTGAGGTTCGTGTAATAGTCCAGCTGGAACGTCGGCGTCGTGCCGATCGGCTGGTTTGTGACGTTCAGCGTCTGACCGGTCGCCTGGGTGTAGGCGTACGTGATCAGCATCGTCAGGCCGGTATCGCCAGCGGCAAAGATATATTTGCCCTTGTTGACGCCGGTTTCGGTGACGCTGTAGCTCTTGCCCGCAACTTCGGACCCGCCGGCGACGCGCTGGTACGGCAGACCGGTAGCGGCCGCGACGACGCCGAGATCGGCGTCGAACGTCCCCGAGTTGGTGACCGTGATCGTAAACGGAGAGCCCGGGATCGGCTGGCTTTCGCCGACCGCCCAATTGATGTTTCCGGAGACGAACGACTGCCCGAAAAACACGTTGTTCCATGCGAGACCGGACAGCGTCGCGCTCTTGAGCTTTCCGGTCGCCTTGACGGTACCGCGCGCAGTCACCAGCGGATACTGGTTCTGCCCGTACAGCTCTTTGATATTGCCGGACAGATCGATCGACAGCTCGTTGACATAGCCGACGTTCACGGCGACGCCGTTCGCCAGATCGGTTCGGCGGACGATCGCGATGCCCGGACCGAACGCTGCAACAGGGATTGACATGGCGCAGACCTTTCTTGGTTAGGGGACGAGAATTTTGACCGGTATCGTCTGCATCGCGAGACCGGTCGGATCGATATCGCCGGGGATGCAATGCCCGTCGCCCTCGATCCACGCATACGTTACGAGACCGCCGAGCGTCGTACTGCCGACAGCCATGTCCATCCCGGAGAGATTGTGCGGCTCGGGATCCATCGCCGCTTCGACCGCTTCGACCAGCGGGTGAAGATTGATCGCGCCGGTCGCCATGACCGGGCCGCCGGGCGTCAGCGCACCATCGCGCCAAGCGTACAGAACGATCGTCCGGTAGAGCGTGCGCTTGCTCGGCGAACCGCGGTTGCCTTGCACCCATGTATCGCGGCCGCCGCCGAAGCCGACGCCATCGTACAGAAACAGCGCCGGCGATCGGATCGACTGCCGGCTGTCGCCGCTGTCGGTCGTCAGCATCTGGAGAAGGTCTTGGTACATGATGAACCGGCGCGAATACGTTTTGAACGTCGTACCGCACTGCGCCTCGAGCTGCGCCAGGAGCGCGTTCATGATCTGCTCGCGCGTCGTCGGTCCGGTCGGCAGCGTCATCTTTGCCTCTAATCGTTGAACGCTTCCAAGACCGAGCGATTGAGGCGATCGGCGATCACCTTCTGCTCTTCGTCGAGCGTCGACTGCATATACGATCGGCCAGGGAAGCCCGGATGATTGACGCTCTTAAACGCGACGACGCGTCCGAGTTTTTCCCAGAAGAACACCAGCGCCGGCGCATTGCGCGCGACGATCAGATGCGGCTTCGATCCACTCTCCAACGTCTTTGCGACGACCGCCGGAAACTTGTTCGGATCGATGAACAGCCGGCCGTAAATCTCGTCCCTGTTCTCGACCATCTGCGCCGTTAGCGCCGGAAGCAGCCGCGTCGTCGTCTTGAAGAGCGCGCCGGGCGCCAGCTTGACGGCGACTTTGTCGCGGACGTAGCGCGTCAGATCGGGGATCGCCGTTCGAAGCTTCGACCGTAGCCGCTCGGGAAGTTTCTCGTACTTCGCGAGGACCTTGCCTTCGACGCTTACGGTGACGACCATCAGCTTGCCCTGCTGATCGCGCGCTCGAACCCGGGCTCGCGCCGGCCGACAACGGCCGCGCGCGCGTCGAGCAGCGCCGTTTCTCTTATTGCCAGGGCGGCGGCGTCGATCAGAAAGCCGCGGCGATCGTAATCGCCGGCGCACGCGGCGGACCGTTGCCAGAAGCCGACGCGCTCGGCGCGGGTCTCGGCGATCATCTGGTCGAGGCGTTCCATTGTCAGAAGTCCGGAAGCGGATCGTTGTCAAACGGCGGCGTCTCGGGTCCGCCGTCCGAGACTTGCAGATTGTCAGTCATACCGCGTGTGAACGCCGGCGTCACGCGGTCGGTGTTCAGCAGCTGACTGATCTTGTCGCTGACGCTGATACCGCCGGAGTAGCCGCCGGCGCCGGGGCCGCGCTGCGCGGCCATTGTCTCGAACTGACCGGCCATAACCAGATACGCCTTCGCGCGCTGGCTATAGTTCGTCTTCAGCTCTCCCTGGACGATATCGACCTGCCGCGAGAAGTTGGCCGCAATGAACCGGCACGCTTCCGCGGCCGCGCCATAGACCGAATTCGGCCGCAGCGTGATCGCATAGTCGATTTCCTCGTCGAAGATCAGCTGATCGTTGTAGTTGACGTCGCCGACCTCGCGGCGGACTTGCATCCGAGCGCTGGTTGAAAGCTGCGTCGCGTCGTACGTCCACGTCGGCGCGCGGCCGACTGTCAGCTGACCGAGCGAGACCGTCGAGAGATTGCTTTGCGCGTCGGTCAAAACGACGCGGTGCAGATAGATGCCGGACAGCGGCGTCGTGTCAGCGCCGGCAAGATTGACTTGCAATTGGCCGGTCGTTCCGCCGCCGATCAGAACGACGCCGCCGGTGGACTTCAGCTTCGTTAAAACCGGCGCAACGTCGGTCGTCTTGCGAACCGCGTCCCATCTGATCTCGGTCACGGTCGAGATGTCGAGCGGAATTCCGTTTCCGTCGAAGACCGTGAAGACCGGCTGCGACGTATCGCCGGGGTACGTCGAGAAGTCCTGTCGGAATGCAGTCATGCTGCCCTCACGAGTATTCCGCTTGTCCGCCGGCGCCAGCCGACGACGGCGCTGCGCTTGATTGGATCACGCTTGCGGCCGCTCGGCATAACGATAAACCCCTTGACGGGCGTAGGCGGAGGATTAGTCGGCTGGAACGTGATGGCCCAAAACTGCGTATCGACAGTGCTGCTGCCGCCTAGGTTCGCCGTACCGTGAATTGACGCGTTTGACGACAACAATTGATGGCCGCCGAAGTCCCCAGTGGTCGGATATCCGGCCGGCGGACAATCCGCCGTCCAAGAGCCAAGCCCGGTCGTGCCGTCATAGTTAGAGTTACTTTGGCCGTAACTGACAGCGAGATCACTGGACGACGACAGCGTACCGGTCGCGCCGCTGTCTGCCTGATTGACGCCGTTCAGACCCTGCGTCGTCACCTTGTCGAAAATATACCCGCTGGCAGAGCCGAACTCCCAGATGACAAGTTCGCAGAATGAAAAATTCAAACTGGTCGTCACCGTAAATGTCTGCGCCCCCGCCGTCGGCGTAAGAAAGGCGGCGAACTGGGTCGTTGTACCGATGGGCGAATTAGTGACAAGGCCGGAACTTCCCAACGTTGTTTCTTTGGTCTGCGCGTCGCTCTTGTCGTCACTGAAAGTGAAGGTGAAGGTGGGGTTGTTATTGATAGCAGCGACGGCAACGACAATTGAATTTGCTGCAATTGGGTTGGTGAATACTGCCGAGAACGTATTCGTTACCGAGGTGGTGACGGCCTGCTTGTTTTGACGGAATGTGGGCATGGGGCTCTACCTACTGGTCTAACTCTCCCTTAAGCGTCGCCGGCGTCTTCGTTCCGATCAGACCCGGCTGAACTTTGCTGGCGGCAAGGTGCGTCGCCAGCTTCGTTCCGCGAAGATGGGTATGGCCGACCAGCGTCGCCGTTACCGTCGGCTCGATCCACCAGTTCGAAGACGGCGCGTGCCGCGGCTGCTCTTGGGTCGTAACCGCGACGCGCTGGACGGCAGTTCGCGGTCCGGTAAACGACCGGCCGCTGTTCCACTTCGACGGCGACGGATGGTCGGGCTGCTCTTGGACCGTCAGCGCTCGACCGGCCGCCGGCGCCGCCGGCGTGACGATGATCGCCGACCGGAAGAACGACTGCGGATGATCGAGTACTTGCTCGATCTTCGTCAGCAGCGCGCGCATCCCCGGAGCGTCGGTCGTCGGCTTCGTCTTCTGGACGAACGCGCCAGGGTGGTCCGGCTGCTCCTGACGCGTCGCAATCTGGCTGGAGATATCCGGCGACTTGACGTTCGGACCGACGACGCCGGCGCGCAGACGTGCCGATGGATGGTCGGGCTGCTCTTGCTGCGTTGCCGCCTGCCGCTGCTCGGCGCTCTTGAATAGCGACGGCGTAAAGCTGGGCGACCGGAGCGTCGAGCTGCCGGGATGGAACGGCTGCTCTTGCGTCGTCGTCAGCCGGTTCGAGATACCGGAACCGACGTTCGGTCCCTGGACGCCATGCCAGACGATCGCCGCGCCGTCGCGCGGCTGCTCGAGGACAGTCGTCGCCTTGCTCTGCGTCGGCGGCGTCGGCGAGACGGCCGGATTGACGAAGACGCCCGGCTTGACCTGGGCGCCAGGATGGAACGGCTGCTCCTGGGTCGTGACCGCTTCGTTCGTCGTCGGCGGTACCGGAGACGACGCCAGCGGCAGACCGGCCAGCCGCGGCGCCGGATGGTCCGGCTGCTCTTGGCGGGTGATGAGCTCGTTCGAGATCGACGCCGAGCCGACGTTCGGCCCCTCGACGCCGGCGCGAGCCGTCGATCCGGGGTGGTCCGGCTGTTGCTGAACGGTAACAGCTCGATCGCTGATCGCCGGCCGGACGTTCGGACCGGGGACGCCGGCGTCGACTTGCGGGCCCGGATGGTCCGGCAGCTGCTGGACCGTGACTATGCGGTCTGCAATAGGCGGCCGTACGTTCGGTCCCTGCACCCCGGCCTTGGTCAGACTACCGGGATGGTCGGGAAGCTGCTGGGTGGTCAGCGCCCGGTCGCCACGGGGGTCTTTAAAGACGATGTTCGTCGGCGGGGCGCCGCGCCACGTCTGCGCTCCGGGGTGATCCAGCGGATATTGCTGGCTGGTCGTAAACGTTACGTCGATCGCCGGCGCAACATTCGGTCCCTGGACGCCCGCGCGGAGCTGCGGCAGCGGATGCCAGACCGGTTCCTGCGTCGTCGTGATCGAGCACTCGATCGACGGCGAGTTAACGTTCGGCCCTTGGACGCCGGCTTTTAGCCATGCGCCAGGATGCCAGACCGGTTCCTGTACGGTCGTCGCTTGATCCGCAATGCCCGGCGAGCCGACGTTCGGCCCCTGCTTGGCGGCGAGGAACCACGGCTGCGGATGCCACGGCTGCTCTTGGACGGTGCAGAACGTAACATCGACAGCCGGAGCGACGTTCGGTCCCTTCGGACCGCGCAGAGTGAACGAGCCTGGGTGCCAGGGCTGTTCCTGCGTCGTGGTGAACGTGACATCGACGGCTGGCGCTACGTTCGGACCTTGAACGCCCGGACGCGTCCAGGCGCGTCCAGCGTAGCCCTCCGGCGGCAGCTCTTGGACGGTCTGCTGATCGTTGTCGACCGGCGATGCGGCGACGACGCCCGTTGTCCGGATCGACTGCTTCGTAAAGACGTAGCCGGCGCCGTCATGCGCCAGCGTCTCGCGGTGAACGCCGGGGACGATATCGACTGAGATATAGCTGGGGTCGGCGTGAAAGTACGACCAGACGAACGCGTAGCCCTGCTGATCGCTGCGCGCCGGAACCTCTTGGACTGTCAGAGCGACGTCGCCGATCGAGCTGGCGGCCGCCGGCGAATAGGTCAGGACGATAAGTCCCTCGGCGCCGGTGCCGCCGACTGCCGATGTGACCGTTCCGCGGCATGCTCCAGCGCCGCCGCCGCCCGAGCCGTACTTGCCTCCGGCGCCGCCGTTCGCGGTCGTCAGCGTCGGACTGACGCCGGACGAGCCGCCAGCACCACCGCCGCCGCCGCCAGGGCCGGCGTTTACGCCGCCCGGGCTCGACGTCCACGTCGTGACGCCAGTTCCGCCGGCGCCGCCGGTCTTGACCATCGACGCGGTCGTCGTCGTACCGCCGGCGCCGCCGCCACCACCCGCGCCGCTGCTCGCCGCAGGAGTTCCTCCGGTACCCGCAGTCTGCGTTCCGGTCAGCGCTGTCGTGCCGGTGCCGCCCGACGCTCCACCGGGGCCGGTACCGCCGTTTGCGCCGCTTGTCGTCGACGCGTTCGTGCCGACCGTCGAGGATCCGGCGTTTGCACCGCCGCCACCGGCGCCGCCGCTGCCCGCTACGGCGCTGGTCGATGTGTCGCCGCCGGCCTTTCCGGCGCCCGTAGGACCGGCTGGTCCGCCGCCGCCACCGCCGCCGGAGATCGCAGCGCCAGCTGACGCGCCGCCGGCGCCCCCGTTGAAGCCGCTTTTCGTATAGGTAACCGTCGGCGTTCCGACGATATTGCTTCCGGTGCCTCCAGAGCCGGCGCTCGTAGTGCTGCCAGCCGCGCCAGCTTGAGAATAGTACGCGTTGACCAACGCGTTCGTGTCTTCCCAAATCGTCGCCGTCAGGGTCTTGTTGACGTTGCTCGTATTGTGGAGCGCGACTTGGAAGTTGGTTGTGGCCCCAAGGTTTCCCGCCGACCACGTCAGCAGCGTATAGCCACCACCCGCGCCGCCGCCGCCGCCGCGCGCGCTTGTCGAGTTGCTTCCAGACGCGTTTGCGCCGTCTCCGCCGCAGCCGACCAGTTCGACCGTGTGGCCAGTTTCGTTGAAGTCGCCCGGGCGGGCGAAGGGAACGGTGCTCGCGTTCGTCAGAAAGACGACGGTCATAGGTGCACCGCCATCTCGCAATCCTCGAGCGGCGTCTCGCGGTTCGCGATCAGCGCGTAGCCTTCGGCGGCGCTGATGAGACGCGGCGCCTCGGCGATCGCATCAAACGGCTCTTGGATTAGAAGACCAGGGACCACGTACAGCCGCTCGGCGCGCTCGTGGTTGATGTGAAATTTCATCCGCCACAGCTCAGTGACGACGACGCGGCGGCCGCCCCACTTGTCGACGATGCAAGCGACAGAGCTGAGCATGGCCGCTGCCTCTCTGCGTCAATCGTCGATCGCGGTCTCGGTATACTCGACTTCGAACCTGATAACGTCCGGAGCGACGTGCGGCGCATGACGCGCGACGAATTCAGTCGCTTCCGGCTGGCGCGTCCAGGGCCACGGGAACGCCGCGTCTGGCGCGACGATCTCCAGCCGGCAGACCGGACAGCGCGCAAAGAACCGACGCGTAATCCGAACGCGCCGGCCGCCGGGAATGAAAGTCTCGATCACGCTTCGCCGGGCTTTGCCGGCGCCGGCGCCGCCGCGGTATCTGAAGCTGCGTCGCCTTGGCTGACTTTCACGGTACAGTTGCCGCCCTTCTCGTCGAAATGACCGCTCGCGGCGACGGTGATCGGCTTGTCGCCGGGCATCTTCATAACGACGTTGTGCAGCAGCTGCTTGATCCCGAGCGGTATCGCCGCGCCCGGACCGGAATGGATTTGCTGCTCGGCGTCGCCGTGGTGTCCGTGCGATGACGGATCGTTCGGCTTGCCAGCCTTGGTCGTGAAATTGACGCTGAAAGACATGGGCTTGTTCCTGCGTTGGAGAGAAGAAAGGCGGAGCGGCGCTTACCGTTGGGTGGGGGTTAGCCGCCCCGCCTTGGAGACGGTCGAAGCGAGCTGTGCTTATGTTACTCTTCGACCGTCATCTCGAACGACGACGTGGCGTCGGTACCGGAGACGCCGCGGCAGCTGATCTGACCGGTCAGAACACCGTTCACGATCCACCACGGATTTGCAAGGGGGTGGATCAGGATCCCGAGACCGCCCTGCGAATTCCACGAGACGGCGAACAAGTTGCCGCCAGGGTCGGCCGTCGCCATGACCGGGTTCGTCGCGAACGTTCCGATACGCGAGCCGACGGTAACATAGTTCGGCTGGTGGTACGCGTTCGTTAGCGCGGTAAACGTCGAGGATCCGATGGTAGTCGGCCGGTTCCAACGCGTTCGAAGACCGGTCGAGGTCGTCTGCTGACCGCCCCAAGAGATCGAGATCACTTTCGCGAAGACGCCGGCAGTCTGGCTGTCGAGCGTCATGATATCCGAAGCGGTGATCTGACCGAGGGCGCCGCTGGTATAAGTCGGCATTGCATTTCTCCTTGTTTAGAGCTGACGCTCAGAGGCCGAGGACTTTCGACAATTGTTCGCTTCGAGCTTTGTCCTCGACCATCCGCTCGACGCGCATCTTGAAATTGTTGCAGACGTGCCCGTTGCTTCCGTACTCGAACGTGCAACAGCTGCACATCGGACCGTCGCACGTGAAGCAGCGGTTCTCGCCGTACGCGCGCCAGTTTCTGCGGCTGATCGAAGCTTGGCAGTGCAAGCACGCAATCACATCGTCTTCGACCAGAAGTCCGCCGCTTGGCCGGTTGTCGCTCATCACGTAGCCGGCTTGATTGAAGATTGAACGCAGTCCCATACTCGTCGTCTCCCTGTTCGCTTAGCCTCCCGACGCTGCATTGAGGATGGCGCGAGCGCCGGCGTTCGCCGATAGCGCTTGTCCGGCGACGTAGTTTTGCCAGCCCTGAATGGTCGTAAGGAGCTGGCTGATCTGGAACGACGAGAGCGAGCGCGGCAGCGCGACGATCGGATTTGTGGTCACTACCGTCGCGTCCGGGTTGGCTGTGTCGACGGTACCGTCCGCCTTAACCGGCGCGGTCTGCATGTTCGCGAGAACCGTCGCGCTTCCCTGGTCGGAATACGCGTTCGAGAGCGCCTCGATCTCCAGCGCGAGCTGGATCAGGCGCTGCGCTGCGTCGACGATCCGCGCAACGTTCGCGATCGCCTGCGACTGCTTGTTCGTTGCCATGTGAACTCCATTACGGCCGACGGGCCGTTGCGAAATTGATGACGATCCCGGTAACCGAATTCGTGGCGTCGTTGTCGGCGATCGCGCCGGTCAGACAGAAGCCGAGACCGAGCGTGAACAGCAGACCGTTGTCCATGGCGATCGGCGGTACCGCCGGCGACGTCGAAACCGGGACCGGGATCGTGGTTACGGGAATATCGGTACCGCACGTCGGCGCCGTGGCCTTGTTGTAAAGCTTCAGAAACGCCGGCGTTGCCGTCGAGTTGACGGCGAAGACCATCTTGGCGACGACGTTGCCCGCGAGCACTAGTGTGCTGTTCGTCGAGGCAGCGCTCAGATACTTGACCGGCGAGCCGGGCTGCTGAGCGAGCGCTGGCGGCGCGAAAAGAAACGCGGCCAGGATGAGCAGATATCGAACTGTCTTCATGGTCGCGTTCCTTTTCTGGAGCAGTGAGAAGCGAGCTGATCTTAGGGCAGCGCGTATTCGATGACCACAGTCGCGTGGCCGACGTTGGTTGGGCCGGTCTGCACGATGCGGATGTTGAAGTTGGTTGACGCCGGGAAGTTGCCGAGCTGCTGTGCCGCGGCGACGAGCGTATGGAAGACGACGCCGGCCGCCTTGATCGATGCGGCGGCGATATAGTCGACGCCGCCGACGGTCGAGCCGGCTTGCAGCGTCACGGTCGTGCCCGTGAACGCCGTGTCCGTATACGTTTGGGCGGACAAGATCGTCGCACCGGCCGGGATCGGAACGGCGAAGTCCGTATTCGCGACCGCGGTCACTGTGATGACCTGACGCGCGACGATCTGCGGCTTGCCGCCGATGCCGCTGGCCGGATCGACGATACCGCCGGGGCCGAGCCACAATACCGCCGCCATGACCTTTCCCTTGAAACGCTGCATGATACCGGTAGGCATGTTCTCGCTCCTTCAGTTTTTCTTAGGGGAGTTACGAGGCCCAGTTCCCCCGGGCGCGGGTTCGCCGGCGCGGCGTTGTTCTGCCGCGCCGTTCGTCTGCTCGTTTCTGCGCCCATTCCAGGCGACAGATCGGTGAGCAGTGCAGAGCGGACCGAAGCCGTCGCTGGTTTATCGGCTTGCCGCAATTCTTACAGAGACGCTCGTCGCCCATCAGTCCACCGGTCCGTTTGGCTCTTCGCGCTTGGGAGCGTCCGGCGCTGTCGGCTCGCGTCTGATCGACGGACGTCGCTTCGCTGTCGGTACCGCCGAGCTGCGCGCAGCTGCTGGAGCCTCGGGGATGCCGGCAATCCGGTGCGCTTCGCTCTTGCTGACGCCGCGAGCGAGGATCCGGCCCTCGATCACGTCGAAGCGTTCGAAGCCCTTCGAGACGACGATCCGGCTGATATCTTCGGGGTCGGCCGGATGACTAACTTTCGGATCAACGACTTGCCGCTGCGCCGGCGGCGCGGCAACGGAGACGCTCGCGGGATAGCAAGCGATCTTGCCGATCTCCATCAGATTGCGAAGGTTCTGCGGCTTCCACGTCCGCAGCTCGTCGCCGGTGATGACCTCGCCGGCGAGACGATCGCGGCCGCCGGCGTTGAATTTCTGCTTGACGATACCGCTGCCGATCTCGCGCGGTTCGAGGGGGCGAATGTTGAGCATGGTTCGAAACTCCGTTTGCAGCTGGAACACCGCGCCGATCGGATTGCCGACCGGCGCGGTTGACGACCTCGATCCCCAGGGAAAAAGATCGAGACCCGCCGCTCGTTACGCGACGATCGTGTCGAAGAAATATCCGAGATCAGTTCCGACGATTTGCATGTCGAACGCCATCTCGGCTTCGGTCCGGACCGTGCGAATACCGCGAAGCGGAACGGGGATTTGATACACCGCCACGCCCATATTGTTGATATTGATGAGCCCGGTCCAGCCGAACGTATAGCCGGCAGTCGGGATCATCAGACCGGGCTGCGGAGCCCGGTAGCAGAGCAGCGCCGTCTTGCCGGCGACGAACGACATGACCGCCGTCTGACCCTGCGCCGCCGAGTTGTAGACAGCGCGGGAGACGATCACTTCCTCGACGTCGAAAGCTTCGGCGAGCAGCGCCGGCGTGATCGTGCCGGCGAACGTCTTCGTCGTGTACTTGATGCGGTCGATCACCAGCGGATGCTTTCGCAGCGCTTGGTAAACCGGCCACGTCATCACGAAAACGTTCGGCAGAAAGCCGGTGTTCTGCAAGATGGTCGTCTGACCGGTGGCGATATCCGTAAAAGGATCGCCGTTTGCGTCGTCCGACCACTGGATCGTCTGCGAAGCCGACGGCGCCGAAGCGACGCCGGTAATGGTCGTTCCCCAAACGGACGCGACCATGTACTTCGCGACGAAGAGACGATCGCGGCGGATGAGCATTTTCTGCATCAGCTGCCGCGTTACGACGACGTCGAGATCGACCGCGGGGTCCGCGTTCGCGCGGACTTGCGAGCCGATGTCCTGGTGAAGAGCGTAGACCTTCGCCGAGTAAGTCTGCGTCGTCAGGTTCACGCCGCTGCCGGCGCTCTCCGTGGCGTCGGCGCGCTGTTGCGCCTCGTCCCGGAAAAAGTCCGCTTTGCTCCAGACGAAGTACACGTCTGTCTGGTGCTGGACCGGAACCATCGGGAAGACTTTATCCGCGATGTAAACGCTTTCGTCTTGCAGGTATGCGACCGCGACGTCGGTCAGCGCTGACGCTACGTGTACGTCGCCAAATACGGGTTCCGGCATAGCGGAAACTCCCCTCTTTCGGATTGCTGGCCCAAGGCGTGATGATGGTTATTTGCTCGACGCCGGGCCAGCGTGCGAGCTGTCTTGCGACCGACTGTCGTCGATCGGATTACGGCGCGAGCACGAAGCTGGGGAAGACCTCGACCGAGCGGATGTCGTTCAAGACGCCGCTTTCGAGAGCCTGCGCCACGGCGACGTTGCCTGTCGTGGCAGTCACGAGCCGGCCGCTGCTGTCGTTCTTAAGCAGATCGCCGCGCGTGATCGTTCCGCCGATCACCGCCTTGCTGGTACCGGCTCGCATGATATTCGCAGCCTCGCCGGACTTCGGCTTGTTCTGCAAAATACCGATCATCTTCTCATTGCCGGTCGAGCAGTGCAGAACCGTAAAATCCGCGGCCGTCGAGACCTTCTGGCAGAGAAACTGTCCAGACGTGCCTTGACCGACGAGACCGCTCGTCGCCGACTGATCCTCACCGCTCAGGAGGAAGCCGATCAGATAACCAATGTTTTCAACGGCCATGGCCGCGTTCCTTTCTTGGAGAGAAGAGAAGCGTGCGGACGCAAAACGGGCGCCGACCTGGATTGTCGGCGCCCGTCTGGACGATCAGCACACGGTTTCTATGAAGACAGGGCTACACCGCCGCCCTCGGCGTTGTCAATGGGCGAAAGTTACGCCGCCGCTCGACCGTGCCGGCGCGCGTCCTCTTCCGTTTTGACGCGCTTCGCCAACTCGCGATAAGCCGGGTCCGTATAGATCGAGGCCCGGGCCTTCTCGATCGTGATCCGGCTGGTCGGATCGGCTTTCTTGGTCGCGTTCAGCAGCTCCAGCGCCTTCGCTTGCAGCTCGTCGCTTGCGGTCGCCGACGCGCTGCCGCTCTTGCCGAGCTCCTCGAACAGCTTCGGATTGCTCTGCTTGGCGGCCGCGGACCAATCCTTCAGCGTATCGTCGGCGATCTTCTGATCGACGGCGCGAAGCTTCATCAGATGTTCGGCCTTTCCCTCGGAGACGCCGGCCTTGCGGCACAGCTCCTTGCACGTCGCTAGCTCGCGCTCGGCGACCAGCTCGGCGTTCGACTTTTCGAGCGCCTTGATACGCTCGTCGGACTTCGCCAGACGCTTGCCCATGTCGTCGTCATCGTTGTCGTCGTCGTTCTTGGGCGGTGGCTTCTTAGCCTTCTCGATCGCGGCCTTCTGGTCGGCTTCGCTCTTGCCGAGGAACTCGGCTTGCGCCGCCTCGTCCATCTTCTGCGCCGCCATAAACGATTTGATCTCGTCGCTGGCCTTCGCGAGCAGCTCGAGGAACGCCGCACGCTTCTGTAGCTTGGTGATCTCTTCCGGGGTCATCGCGGCCCCTCCTTTCTTCGCTGCGGGAGTTGCCGCGATCGCGGCCTTGAACGCTTCGACCGAGCCCGCAGGCACGATCGACGCGAGGTAGTCGACGCATTCGGCGACCAGACGGTCGACGTCGGCGTCGGAAGCTTGAACGGACTTGCGCGCCGCGGCGACGACCGTCGCCAGCGCGTCGATCGGGGCGCCGTACTGATGCGCCAGCCTGATCGCTGGCTCGAACGGATCGAGCGCTTTCCACGTATCCGGCAGCTGGTCGGTCAGACCGAGCGCCCTGGCGCGCTGCTTGATATGCGCTTTCGCGGCCGCAGGATCCTTGGCGCGGCCGATCGCGCGGATCGCATTCTTGAGGTCGCCGGCGTTCTGAATTGGAAAGCCGCCGCCGGGCATCGCTGCGCCGGAGCGCGCAGCGGCGTCGCGCTGCTCTTGCGTGAACTCGCGCTTTTCGTACTCGGTTAGCTCGCCGTGGACGAAGTCCGGTCCCCACGCTTTCGCGAACATCGAGCACTTTTCAAGATGGTTGCCCTTGCCGCCACACTCTTTGCAGACCGCGCTCTTCTCCGTCGACATGGGGCAATTCTCCTTGTGCTCGTTGTGAAGACCGCCGCAGACTGGACAGACAGCGGCCTTGTCGTTCTTGCTCGTATCGCGCTTCATCAGCACCATGCGCGCGCCCTTCGCGGCGCCGCGGTTGACGGAAGAGACCTCGTCGATCCGCAGGTTCGTCAGCAGGAAGGGCATCGCGCTTTCTCCGGTTTTGCGCCACGGTTCGCCGGCGCTAGACTGCGCGCGCACTTGAAGCTTAACCGCAGCGGAGGGAATTCACAGCACCAACAAATCGCCGTTTGACGGGCTCCGGAAGTCGTATCCCGGGGCCCGTTTTTTATGGCGTCGACGTCGTGCTTCCGACTTGCGCGCCGAGCGTCAGCGAGACCGGCGCGCCCGGGTTGGCGATCTTCGATATATCGACTTGCGATGCGGAGACGCTCAGCGTCCAGTTGTTCGCGCTCGCGGTTTCGATATACGCCGTTCCGGGCGTCGAACCGGTAAACTGGCAATACCACGACACGCCGTTGCTTTCGGCGACGAACGAGCCCGCCGGCAGCGACAGCGTGAACGTTCCGATCTGGAGCGTGAACGCGTCGGTCGTCGGCGTAACCGTCGCGCCGGACGCAAACGCCGCATTGAGGTTCAGACGGCCCGGCGCGGCCAGCGTGACGTGTGCGCTGCTGAATGTCAGGGCCATCTTCGTTTCCTCCGGTTAAGGGCGCGCTCTATTGGCGCGTATCGGACTTGTTCGGGCCGATCAGATATTTGCGAGCAGCTCTGTCCGCCGCGATCATTTCTGCTTCGGTTACCGGCGTTCGCAGAGAGCGGCCACCGATCGAAAACTCCGGCAGCTCGCCGGACTTGCAGCGAGCCCAGGTCGTCGGATCGTCGACTTTGTAGCCGACCAGCCAGCCGGAGACCTCTTCCCCATTCTCATTCTTGAACGACAGCGTATAGCCCGCGGCGGCGTACGCCGCGCGCTTCTCGTCTGTGATCATAAAGCTTTCGAGCAGCCGGCCGGTCGAGCCCTTGTCGTCGACCGTGTGCATGTCGCCGTGCGCGCGAGCGTCGAGCACGTACTCATAAACGGCGTTCTCCAGCTCTTGGACCGGGATGCCGTCGTCCTGCTTGTCGATAATCAGCCGGCCGCCCTCTTCGACCGTCGACGCGACGCCGAAGATCATCTGACGATCGCCGCTCGCTTTCGCGAATTCGATCGGCATATCCCACTTTACCCACTCGCCGGCTTTGTTCAGCTCTTCGTCGGCGCCGTCGATATTGCAGTACTTGCAGTCGATCGTCTGCGCGCCGTCCAGCCATTGCGCCGCCGCGCGGTGGTGTCCGTCGGCGAGATAGTTGCGGCCGCCGAAGCGGACGACGAGCGGCGGCTTTACGTCGACCTTGTGGACTTTGCCGGCTTCGTACGCTTGACGGAACGCGTTGACCTTGTCGGGGTCGATCCGCGGCTGCAACGCGACCAGCGAATTGACGCCGACGCGCCGATCTTCCTGATCGTCTTGGTTCGTCAGCGCGGCGAGAAACCGTCTGATCTGGTCCTCGTGCAGGCTCGACATCGCCTGCGGATCGAACGGAAACGGGCTGTGTGCGCTGCCGCTCTCGTGCGGACGCAGCGTCCGCGGTCCAGCCAGCTTCGACATCTCCAGCATCTTCACCAGCGCGTCGCGCTCGGCTTTGTGCGCTGCTTCCATCTTTTCGAGCGCTTGCGCGATCGGATCGACGTCGGACTTGTCGCGATCAGTCGCCGGCGCTCCGGCTTCGGCCATCAGATCGTCGAAGGTCATGACCTTCGGCGGCTTCGTTCCTGGCGCACGCTTCGGCGGGGGTTTGCCCCCGCCGGTCGAGCTGACGTGAACGTCCGCGGCCGTCGCGTCCTTGCCGACGAACTGCGCGAATTCCGGATCACTCTTGATTGCTTCGATCGCTTCGCGCGAGATGGTCATAAAATTCATGGCGTCACCACCTCGCCGGTTCGCCGGAGCGACCCGCGTTCGCGTTGCGATACTTGTCGGCGCCGACCAGCGGCGAGATCGGGCTGATGCTTCGCGCCCTGGCGGACGGCGCGCATCCGTTTTTTGATGCCGCTATTCAGCGCGATATTGCACGCGCCGCAGCTCTTGCCGCGCGCGGGCCCCTTCTGCTTGCCGTGCCGCTTGCCGGTCGGAGGCGGCGGTCTCGTCTGGAGCGCCGACATTCCTCCGCCCGCAGGGCCGCCGAAGCCGAGCGCGGCCGCGGCCGCGACCAGCGCCGGCGTAATCCGCATGCGGCTCACGCTTTGATCTCCACGGCCATGGCAAAGTCGATCGTCATGACGTGCTTCAGGAACTCTTCCTGCGTCGCGTACGACCGGACGTCGTAGCCGTTGACCACCATGTTTCCGGCGTCGATATCGTCGGCCATCGCGCGCAGAGCATTGACGATCTTGCGACCGTTTTCGACGTGGTTAGAGACGCCAAACGCGAATTTGCGGTCGCCGCTCGGCGTGTCCAGCGCTACGCCGACGGCGTCAGCAGCTGCGCCAGAAGCGGCGAGCGCCGGCGAGATCCCGAGAACGCCAATTGCGGACCGACGGGTAAAGTCGTTCATTGTCCTTCTCCCTGGTTAAGCCGCCGAGACGTCTTCGTCTTCGCTGTCCGGCAGCATGTCGAGATTTGTTACATACTCGATGGTGCAGCGGCAAGAGGGGTGTACCGGAGCGTCGTCGACCGGGCCGTCGTCGGACTGGAAATCTTCGTTTAGACCGACGCCGTCTTCGTTGTTCTCGCTGATCGACATGCAGATCGGACAAGTCCGCTCGTCGATCGCCGCTTTCCAGTGGCGCGTAACGGCTTCCGCCGGGAAGACACCGCGGTCCGCCGCCTGTCTGTAGCTCTCACGAAGCCCTTCGTTCGCAGCGCGCAGACTTTCGGTCTGCGCGATCGTATCCGCGCGGTAATCGAGATAATTGTCGGCATAATCCTGCGTCAGCCGCTCGATCAGGCTGTCCGAAAGGAACTCGCCGCTGTCGATCGCGTCCTGCACCTCGGCGTCGAATTCTTCGTTGCGAAGCGCTCGATCGAGAGCGGACTGATCGAGCTCCTCGAGCGCCAGTCGATAGTTCGTAACCGCTTGCGCCTGGCGCTCGGTGAGCGAGATCGTATCGCGTATCGCCGCAGCGATCTCGTCGGCGCTGTCACCAGCTTGTACGCCGCGGTCGATCAGATAGGCGATCGTGTCTCGCGCCTGCTCGCCCAGCTCGGCGATCAGATCATCTTGCGACTGCCGGAGCGCGTCGAGCGTATCCTCGTCGAAGCGGTCGAAGTCGAAGTCATCGCCGACCGCTTTTTGCGTAATCAGATAGCCGTGCCGCCGCGCGTTGCGGATACTCTCGGCGTCCATTCCGACCGGTATTGCGCGCATTCCGCTGTCGCGCATGACCGCGTATCGGTGCCGGCCGTTGTCGAAACCGACGGTTCCATCTGCTTGAACGCCGACCGACGACGCTTCGACGCGGTCATGCGTAGCAGCGTATTCGCGAAAGCGGTCATATCGATTACTGATGCCGCCGGCGCCGCCACGTCCGACATAGAAACCGGTCTCGCGCCGGAACGCAGCGTCGAACGCCGCCGCGTCGACCATAACCAGCTTTTCGCCGAGCGCTCGCGCTACGCCGCTCAGCTCGACTTCGATCTCTTTGCCGCCGAGCGTTACCGTCTGCGGCTTGGTCGTTCCTGTGCTGCTGCTACTGCCGCCGGACGTCCATTGACCGTGCTCGTCGCGCGGCTCGTCTGGATTGAAGTCCTTGCGCCGGCGGTACCGGATCGGACGGCCGCGCTTTCGGAATGCGGTCGTGATCTGCTTGGCGCCGACGTCGGCCGCGGCGAACCTGATCTCGCCGAGCTGGTTGAATACGCCCTTCAGAACCTCTTGCCAGTGGTCGACCGCCGCGACGGCGCCCTTCGTATCGCCGCGCTTGATCTGCGCCGCGATCGCGTCAGTCGCGACGACCGTCCGCAGATGCCGAAACGCCTGCTTCAGCTCGCGCCGGAGCGCTTGCTTGCCCCGCGCCGCGATCGCCCTGGCCGGATCGTTCGGCTTCTGGAACTGGTTTGCGTGGCGCGCTGCGCGAAGACGCGGCATCATCCGCTCCCCGTCAAGAGCGCTCTGGCGCTTCGTACTTGCGCCAACTCATATTCAGCCGCAGCAATCTCTCGCTCGATCTGCGTAATCAGCATCACATCGCGCTCGCGCAAGCGTTCCAGGAGGGCGGTCCGATGCTCAAGGTACTCTTGCAGCGTCATTAGAAGCACACGATGTCGTAGCTGCACATGCTCGCGATCGCCCAGCCGCCGGCGACGCCGAGCGACAAGGCGATGAGAGCGCGGATCATACGTCGATCTTCTGAACGCGGCCGGTCCGCCGGCGCGAGATTACCTCGCCGCCGGCGAGCCGCTTACCACGCCGTTGCATCGACGCCAGAATGATCCGTTGCAGCTTGTCGACCGGAGAGCCGGACTGCGGTCCGTCTCTGGACTGCCCTGGCTCACCCGGCGCCGGCAGCGGCTTCGGCGCGTTCGTGGCGATATCGATCGCGGCCGCAGGGCCGACGATCGCGTGGGCTTCGGAGTTGCTCTCGCTGATATCCGGCCAGCCGGCGGCGTCGCCGAGATATTCCTCGAGGACCGGATTGGGAAACAGCGGGAAGCCGGCTTGCGACAGCCGGAGAACGAAGTTGCCCAACACGTCGAGATCGAGCCGCTGGGGCATGTCGGGGACGTACGACGGCAGATAGTCGGGATCCATGCCGTTGATATCGGCGAGCCGCGGAATTCCGTAGCGGTTCATCGTCTCGCTGCCGGCCATCAGGAAGCCTTCGAGCGCATTGAAGAACATATCGGTCTTGTTCTGCGACAGCGCTTGCGTACCGCGGCTCTCGTGACCGAGCTGGAGAAAGTCGGCCATCACCGACGCCAAGATGTTGACGTTGTACCGCGTGATGATTGCGTCGCTGTCGATCCCGCCCTTGCCGCCGCGCTGCGGCGTGACCAGCTCGAACCGGAATTGTTGACCCTGCGCGCCCTGGCCGGTGGCGTTGTCCCACATATCCGACGGCAGCACGAGGCCCATCTGCTCGTCGATCCGGATATTCGTCGCGATGTTCTTGAACTGCGCCAGCTTGGCGACCGCGTTCTGATCGCCGTTCTGCGCCAGCTCAAAGATCACGTTGGGAATATACAGCGTCGGAATTCCGCCCATACGCTCGAAAAGGATCGCTTCCATCTCTTCGACGCGCTTCGCCATGTACCACGACCGGTACGCGCTTCTTAGGATCGAGCGGCCCTCCGGATTGTTCTTGTGCACTGTCGGTCGGAACAGAAGCAGCTTTTCGATCGGAATATCGATCAGCGGTCCCTGCCACGGCTGTTGCGTCAAGCCGGTGATCTCGCCGTCGTCGCCGAAGAACCACTTGATGATCGTATCCTGGCCGCGCAGCGCGATCTTGCGCCAACGGATCATTCCGTCGTCGAACTGGCTTTGCGGAAACGGCCGACCGGTCCGCGGATCGTCCGGC